TATAACTTCCACCTGCTTCAGCATTATTAATCAACCACCAGTTTGGTGTAGAATCTGGAACCGTTAAAGTTCCATTTCCTGCTGATAAAGTTCCTGTTAATTTCCACACTCTTGTTGCAAGAGTAGCACCTGTCGCGCCTTCTGTTTTAACTAAAGCTGTCGTTCCATTATCTGGAATCGCTTGTGTTGTATATCCCCCTGAAATTTGTTCAATGATATCCCAGTTAGTATTAGTTAATGTACCCCATGTACCGGCTTTTTCACCGGTAGCCATTTTTTGAATTCCTAGGGCTGTATATGTAGATGGCATATTTTAAAATCTCCTAAGCTGCTGTTTTATCTACTACGGACCACGTTACTGTAGTGCCTTTAGATACTGCACTATAAGTCACTGTTGTGCCCTTGTCAACCGGAGACCAAGCAAATGCTGTTCCTCCAGTTCCAATTGTCATTCCTAAACCAGTAGGTTTAACAACGGCTTTCCCGTCGATAATTACACTACCTAGCGATGATGTCAACCCTAAACCTGCAACGGGATAACCAGATTCTTGACGAATAGTTCCTAAAGAAGTAGTTAAACCAAAACCTGTAGGATAAATTGTAATATCAGTATAAGCGGTTTCATCTCCTAAAGATGCTGTTAATCCTAATCCATCCGGTGAAGCAATCGTTCCTCCTTTAACAGCGGCCGAACCAACTGTAAGAGTCATCGATTGACCCGTTACTGGAATGATATGGCCATGCGAAACGGTTGCCGTTCCTACAGCCGAAGTCATACTTAATCCTAATGGTGTAATGGCAAAAGTTCCTGGTATAGAGCCAACAGAAGCTGTCATGCCTAAACCAGTTACTAGTTCATGAATTGAATCAGCGACGATACCTACATTACCTAGGGAAATATCTGCTTGAACACCGCTTGGAAGAACGGAATAAGTATCACCCCAAGCTCTATTACCCCAGGATCCTCTACCCCAACCTTTTTCAATTGTTCCAGTTGCGGTTTCATCTCCTAAAGAAGCAGTTAGCCCTAATCCTGTAAGATCTACTTCAACATTAAGATAATCTGCACCCCAAACGTATTCGCCCCAAGTGAGACGACCCCATCCTGAATTATGATATGCTGTAACTTCTCCGAGTGAAGAAGTTAATGAAATTCCTGTTAGTTCGAGATTAACATCGGCTTGTTCGCCCCAGGCATTCTGGCCCCAGGTTGTGCCCGATTGGTTCCAACTATTAACAGCCATCGGAGCTTACCTCCTTAGGCTATTCTCAATATAGCTTGTGTATCTGTAGCAGCAGGAAATTGAATTGTAAACGTTCCCGCTGTTGAAGTTTTATCTCCCCCAAAATCTAGAACACATACCGCTTTATCTGAAGAAGAAGTATTATAAATTAAAGCTCCTCTTGCAGTGATAGTTGCTGTTTGCCATGAGACATTAGCGAAATCAACACAGGCTGTATCAGATTCTAATGTAACCAATTGACTTGCTACTGCTAATTTTTTTCCACCAGCACTATAATTAGTTCCGGAAGTTTCTCCAGCTGTTAAATAATCTGTTGTTGATTTACCAATAGTCGCTGTACTAAGATACATTGCAATTTTAAAAACATCTGTACTAACCCCAAAGTCGTGTTCGCCTTCTAGGATCTGTGTTTTAAATGAATTACAAACTGCACTTGTTGTTATTGCCATAATTTTCCTATTTTACTAAACCCGAATCTGTCGTTGACGGAGTATTAAGAGGAATACGAATTGTACCACTTGTGTAATCTCCTCTTCTACGTCTTCCAATTTGTTCAAGACCGAATTTATCTACTTCCTGTTTATATCGTTGCTCGTAATATGTCAACATATCCATTGGGCCTTTTAAGAACCCGTAAGCCTCTACTAGGCTAGCATATAATAGGCCGTTTCCAAATCTTTGGCTGATATAAGTTGTGGTATTTCCTGAACTTAAACCATCAGGCATCTTTAAATATTCCGCTTCAATCGTATAAGTACTGTCTGGAGCCGGAGCAATTTTAAAATATCCTGAACCTGATCCATCTCCTCCATCATAATTAGCCCAGTATAGAGGTTTTCCTTTATTATTAGCTGTATCTTGAGTGTATTCATCTAACATTGTTTGGTCTACTTTTTCCAAATACCACATATTATCTGAATCAGTCATTTTAATTGCCCGAATCACTAACGTACCGGATGGAGCATTATAGGTTGCTTGTCCATCAATAGCAGTGGCTTGAAAATAAAAACGATACGCATCAATATTAACATCTCTAAAAATTCTTTCTTCTGCATTACCAATTAATTGATCAGTAATTGTAGAAGATAAAACTGAAGTATCAGTTTCAGTAAAATTTAAAATTGCTGTTGTTAATGTTGAATAAGTAAATTGTGCCATTATGCTTGTATAGTAACAGGGCCAATACTGACCATGCCACCGCCTCCTTGTTGAAATCCAGTTGTAGCAGTATTCGAATCAACTGTAAACTGATAAAAATTTGATGTTTGAACAAGAGTAGTACCATATTGAGAAACTATATATCCGGCCGCTTTAGCAATATTAGATCCTTGAATTCCATCAAAATTAGGAGGATCTGCATATTGAGCTACAGGATTAGTTGTTGATCCCGTTCCTGGTGCAAACATAGTTGCTCCATAAAAACGATAGGTATCACCCATAGTTCTATTATGACCTGGTTCATTAACACGAATCACATTGCTTCCCGAGGTTTGAGTTTGAAAAGGATTCCAAGGTAATAAAGTTGTCGTAGCAAATTCTGTTCTTGCTGTTCGCGCATGAAGTAAAGCTTGAGGATCTCCACCTGTTACTTTAATTTCTAACTGAGGAGATTTAGGTTCATATTCAGAAATATGGACCCACATTCCTGTCCATTCTCTCACCATTTCCGTATAAGGATAAGCTTGCCCATCTCGATCTGAAATGGCTAATGAATATTTTCCTTGAGAAAAGCGTGCCGTCATTATGACACCGCTGGATAATAAGTTTGAGGAGTAACAAAAGTACTAGATGCAGAACCATCTTCTGCTAGTGCTCTTGCTAATTCATCTTCATAATAAAGTTTTAATTCTTGAGTCTTAGCAGGATTTAATTTTTGACTTAAATAAAAAGCTAACCCTGAAATTAAACATGGAAAAAATCTATAAGGAACATCTGTTGCAAAAGTATAAGCTCCATCTTTAGCTTGAGCATTCGGATAAGTAATACCTGCATCTTGAATTCTTTTTATATAATAAATATTAAGATAGTTACCCGCTTGGGAAGAACCTGGTTCAATGTATAAAGTAAGTCTTGTTTTATCGATAAATCTTTCTATCCAAAATTGACTAGGAACACCTTGAGTTTTTTTATTAGCTAAAGCTGCATAAGTTGAACGATCAATTTTAGTTAAGGTAATATCGCTTTGACCCGTTTCTCCCGTATTAGTTCTGTAAGCCGTAGTTAAAATATCAGTTGCATTATAAATAAAAGTTGAAGACGCATCTGATCTTGCGGGATTAGTAGTATTAGAACCTCTTACTGTAGAGTCCCAATAAATATCATAGACTCCTTGTCCATCGTTTATATAAATACTTGTATTAGCAACTTCCCAGAAATGAATTCCTCGGTTGCCCCATTCAGATAATAAAATGTTAAGAGAAAAAAGAGCCGTACTTAAGCTCATTCCAGATGTTAATTGTACATTACATCTTTGATATGCTTCTTGAATGCATTGAGAAACCGAAGGGTTAAATGCTAGTGTTTCAGAAGTAGCCATTTATCCTCCTAACCGTAAAAGATTGTAACTTTATCTACTCCACCAGTAAGTTCGGCATAGGCGTCTGTATTACATTTAAGCCCATTACCCGGAACTTCTATTTGATAAACTGAATCTTCCCCTGCTGTTCCTGATCCTGCGGGTACATCAAAGGTAGCTATAACAGTGCCAGTTCCACCACCGTCTCTAATTACAATGGTACCTAAAGCTCCTTCACTGCAATAATAAACTGCAAGAACTCTAGCGGGGCCTGCGAAGACTGCTCCTGACGCTGTAAGATGTGTTGCTTTTACATCTACTGGATATCCCATAATTTTTATCTCCTATTATTGTGAGCTCCCGAAGGAGCTCACTAATTATTTTTACTGTAAGTTATTATTTTGTTGGTACAAAATAGTAGCTCTAATTTCACCAGCACTTGTAGCACCAGTACTTGTCCACGTAATTTTTACGTCTGCCGTACCTGTATCAGCCCAAGCTAATGCACCACCAGCTTCTTCTGTTGGATATGCTCGTCCAGCTCCTGAAGCGATTGTAACATCATATGCGTTGATAAAAGAAGTATTGCCACCAACTGTATCACCAATACTAAAAGTACACGTAGCACCAGCCATTACGGTTGGTTTATCAAGTACTATATCAATGATTTGTGAGTTAGCTGGAATAACAACAGTCGTAGAGTTTGCAGCAGAAGCTCCACTCGAAAGAGCAGTGCCTGTTGAAAACGTCTGTGCCATTACAACTTGTCCAGTGTTTTTTACATCCGATCCTAAAGTAGTACCCGTCGTATTCGAAATAGTACCAGCTTTAATTGGACCAGAAAATGTAGTTGTTGCCATAATTATAATCCTCCTAGTTAATGAATGCTATCTCTAGGCCGTCGACTATACGCGTTAGCATTCTATTAAATAATTGTATAGTACTTTTTTTATAGCCTACTTTTTAATAGAGCGCAAGGTATCCTGTAGTGAAAAATTGATTTTAGTGATAGCGCTTAAGTGGCTATCGAAACTTCGGCCTTGGAACTTTGAATTTTATTCTCCAGATTAGCTACTCTATTTTCTTCAGCTTTAATCTGACTAATAGTTTCTTTAATAGCATGATCAATTTTGATCATGTTAAGAGTATATTTTCCATTTTCGTTATACTCCTGCTCCCAACTTAACTCCAAGGACTTCTTTTGTTTGTATAGGTCTTGGGTCATTTGTAACCTCCTCATAGGTTATCCATTTACGATCTTTTCTCGTAAATCCATCAGACTCGAACAATACCTCATTTTTTCCTAGCTTGTCAAGGATAGATTGTTCAATACTTTCAGCATTATCATAAGCTATGACACTAAAGTCAGCATAATAGCCACAATATCGGATTTGTATTCGAAAGTTTTTCATAAGTCTAATTTCTTACTTTATTGTCGAAATGAGGCGGAATTGTGTTCCGCCTCAAATCTTATTTTGTAGATTACGTACCTTCTACGCCAAATATACCTCTAGGATCAGATACTCCAAATGAGTATCTTTCTCTAGCTTTATATCTAACATTTCCAGTGTCGAAATCACCTTCCATAGCAGTTGATAGTGGGGCTCTAACGAACATTTTCATTCCGTTAGGCACATCAGTGATAAGGTAAAAAGAGTCAGCGTCAGTTAAGTAATTGTTCACTCTATATCCTTGAGGAACCATACCCATTGAGTTGACTGCATTTATA